GTATAGTTGCGTGTCCATATCTCCACTATCAAAAGCTCTACCGCCCAAAAACACATTCTCGTTAGCAAACCCGCTGCCACTAGGGAGGAAATAAAGGTTGTAGTATCCCCCTACGGCTTGAAGGTTAATGAATGTGTTATAAGCACATCCTGCTGTTGCGGGCGCAAACATAAAGTTGTATTTTGAAAATCTGCTCTCCATATTGGAGAAAGTAGCTTGGTTGCATTCGATAAATTTAAACCCAACGTTTTCAGTCGTTCCATCGTAAGCCGATCGTTCGACTTTCAATCCGTTAATCTCATAATGGGACGGTATGGACGTGGATTTTCCAATTGTTACAGCAACCAAGACATCAGAGTTAGGTTTAATTGTGCCAAAGCATAAGACATTAACTTGCTTGTCGAAGACTAACCCCGTTCCAATCTTGTAGTCGCCATCAGGGATAACTAACAAGCCGCCTTCTGCAGCATTATAGGCCGTTTGAATAGCGGAATAGCTATCAGTAACTCCTGTTGCATCCGCCCCATAATCCGTTACTACCTTTACTCCTAACTTAGATAATGCTCCACTACCGAGTAAGCCTGTGACGTAATCGTAATTGCCGTTGACATACGAGCGAAGGAGTTCCAAAGCCCCTTCCACTTTCGTGTCATCATAGATATCTCCGGCGTTTTGGTAGAATGATTGCAATGTTGCCAATGGTACTAATCCCTCTGCCATAGTCTCACCCCTAATATTTCGTTTGTTCCCTTACCTCGTACGTGATGTTGAACACTTCGAACGGTTCATCACGGTTGTTGCTTAGTTTCGTTTGGGCGTATTGCCCAGACACGAAAAGGTCCAAGCGTTCCGCATTGTTGATAATGTCCGTGAAGTTGGCGTTGCTTATCTTGCCTTTGCCGATCGGCGTGACCCCAACAATCATGATGGTAGAAGCGACCGCGTTCGATAGCGTGAATTGATTCCGGTACGTGTTCACCTCTAGGTCAATGGATGAGGTGTCGCTAAACTGCCTCGCCTCGATCATCATCACATCCCACAGATGGTCATATCCCGTTAGGCGTGGTGTCATGAGCTTGGAGTACCAATAGGCGTTGATTGGCGTTCCTGTGGTCTGTGCGGAGTCGTCATAGTCGCTGTACAGAGTCTTATCGAACACTCTCAGGTGACCCGCATCTCCTGCATAGTAAAAGTAATCCTCATCATGGTAGAAGCTGTTTGCCACAATGTTGTCGATGGGATACCACTGGGAGTTGTCAGTGTTGAACACTAACCCTTTCCAATCCGAGCCATCAGGGAACACTAGCCAATACCGTCCATTACGGAAGTGAGCGCAAGCCCTTGACCAATCTACGGTATCGTAGTCGCTCCAATCAATAAGCTGATCGGTCATGCTCTTGGTGGAGTAACGCGCCGATGTATCTAGGGCTAGGGTGTTGATGGTGTAGACCGAGTGAACGCCATTATTACTGAGGTAGAACACTTCCTGCCTACCATCGGGGAATGTGACCACTTCTACCGTCTTCCCGTTAATACATCCGTTGTTGGTGTCTAGGAAGTCCTGCGTCCAGTCTCCCGATAGACGTGGTGTGTTGTAGCCATCCCCGAACAAGACACCAATATGTCGCTCCATCAGGACAAGTAAAGCCCCGCTGTAAGACACACAGCTCACAACGCTGTCATTCTCCCTTACGAACCGCTGAAAGTACCCCTCGGGGAAGTAGTCGTAATACCCCGCGAGTGAATGGAAAATAGTATCCGAACCATCCCATATCACTACTCGGGTGTTGTGCACAATACATCCGAGTGGTGGATTGGAAGTGTTGATGGTTGCGAGATCATTCGCGGGCCAGTCTACGCTATCCGCGGCGGGGGTTACGGTGTTTACCTCTGTCCCATCGTAGAACTTTAGCGGACCGCCATCCGCGATCACAAGAACCTCCGCGCCTGTCTCGTCCTTAAATTGCGCTTGGTCGATGTCAGCCGTAACGAGTGATGCGGTCATCGTCTGCGCTGTGAACGCTCCTGCGGCGTATTTGTAGAGCGTTGTCCCTGCGGTGGCTAGAATGCTATTCACGCCACCCGAACGGAGGTTAAACAGGGATTCAATGGGGTCTGCGAGGGCTGCTGTGGTCAATGGGACGGTACCGGACCGCTTGCCAAGACTCCCGATCTTCGTGGGAAGGCAATTTAACAGGTCCGGTGACTGTGTATCCCCGATTTGAGAGAACGAAACCGCTGTATTGAGCCCGTCAAACTGAGGGATGGTTAAAATCTTCGTTGGACTACCTCGTAAATCCATCCGAGACATCTACCCCACCCCTCTCGCGGCTGCATTGCGTATCTTTAGCCTCTCTTGCTCGTACAATTTTTCCATTTCCATCGCTTGCCCTACTTGGTTTTGGTTCTTCAATGCCTTGGACAACGCATAATAGATGAGTGCCCTCTCCCCAACGCTTGGAACCTCGGGATAATCCGATGTTTCAACTAATGTTGTTGGATAGGCTTGGTATGTGTAGTTGTATGTTGCCGATGATGTGAAATTGTGCATATCAATGACGTAGCTAGAGCCTCGATTGAAGATCCAATACCCTGCCGGATACTCTTGGTTGTAGTTCCTGCGCTTTACGATAGGGCGGTTGGATGAATCGAACATCAGAATCAGGTGATAGTAGTCGGTTGGGAGCGTATATTCCCTCGTACCACTGACGAATGAGAGTGTTGTCGCCTTTACGATGTTCAGGTCATCCACGAGGTCCCTCAAAGCGTCATTAAAAAAATCAAGCCACTGTGGATCACTCGATATTCCTGCGTTGTTATACTTGTTTTCCGCTTTGCCCTTGGCGATAAGCTGAGCAACCGTTGAAACTCCCATTAACCTTCACCCGCTTTTCGTCCTCGTCTCTTAATTGCGCTGAAAGCCTCGCCGCGGTCGTTATCCTCTAGTGGGTTTACGATCGGCTTCACAGCAATTTCTTCAGGTGGCACCGTCTCCACCCTAAGTTGTACCTTGTGAACCTTGTTCCAGTGTTCTACGACTCCGTATTGGACGCGTGTAGGCTCTGTAGTGAGTGTGTAGTCCTTTCCATCCCATCGGGCTGTTAATGGCTCCTTAGCGTCGTTGTAGACGTATACGAGTGTTCCTAGTTCCATTGTGAATCTCCTTTCTGAGTTCCAAAAGAAAAAGGCGCTCCCACATTGAAGTGAAAGCGCCTGAGTTCCTTTTCGGATTATTCAGTGATATTAGGTTGCAGTTACAACGCGAGTTGTCGTTCCGTCATGCGAGAACTTCAATACGCCGGTTGTGGTGTTCACCCAAATGCGAGGTTGACCGCTTGTCAGCGTTGGATCGGCTGTAAGAAACTCAACCGTCAATGTCTGACCCGCTGCAGCGTCAATGCCGCCAACGTTAGCCAGTGAATTGTTCTTAAAAGTGCTAGAAGTATCAGTTTGTGGCATGTTCTATTCCTCCTTATTATTAGGCCGGAGCCGTGATGTCTACCAGACGTGCATTGGAACGTGGCTGAGTGCAGATGAGTTCGCCGTATGTGAGGATTTGACCGACTTTGGCATCCATATTAGCCGGTTTAACCATTTCCGTAGGCTTAAACGACATACCTGGCTTCGTCCACAACTGAATCGTGTCGGAGTTCAGCATGAACATTTCATCGGTCGGGCAATACTCATCATACACAACCGGAACGCCCATGAAGGACAACTGTGCAAATCCTTGGTTCGCGAATGCTTCCGCGTTCTTGCCCATTGGCTGTTGCAGTGTGCCGTTCGCCTCCACCAACGTAGCGTAATGGTTCCATGCGTCCAATCCTGCAACGATGAAATCCGGCTTTTCCGTCATGCCGCCACGAGCTGCAGCGGTGTACTCTGCTCGCATTTTCGCAAGCGTCAACGCGCCAACAACGCTATATTGCGCCTTCCACCATGTGTAGGTGGTCCGGTTGATGCCGCCATACGTTGCAACATTCGTACCGTCATCGACAGCAGCAACGAGTCCAAGAAGATCCTTACCGCCGTTACCCGTTCCATCCGCAAAGATTTGCGTAGAGAGTAGGTTGGTCAACGCATCCTCTGCGTCCTTCATGGCAACCTCTGCCATCTTGAAGATTGCATTCTCACCCTTGGACGATGCAGCCTCATAGCCGTTGAACACGATGGAAGCGTAAAACTGCTTCAAGCGGAATTCCGCATCCGTACGTGTGGACTGAGGCGTGATGTCCATCGGGTCATACCCTTGGTACGAGCCCGTGTTGGTGGCGTGTGCATACTTGATGTGTGGGCGAATCGTGTCGCCGCCGCTGTCCCATTCCTTTTTACCCCTCATGAGCATCATTAGGGTTGGGGACTTCTTGGAGATGTTGTCGTACATCTTCTTCGGGATTAGGTCTAACCACGATGCAAAATACTTGTCGAATGAACTTGCCATGATTGGTTCCTCCTTCATTGGCCGTAGCCTCGGGGATCATTACCCGTTATTTTATCGTTTCGCTGCTGCTCTCAGGGCTTCAAACCACGATCCATCGGTTGGTGTGTCATCCTTGGATGGTCGCTGTCCCTGACTCTTCGGACTAGGCGGCGCTTTCTTACGTGATTCCTGCAAACTCTGAACAGTCTTGGCTTCGGTCTGCTTCTTCACGGTGCCGCTTTGCATCCTTTCCTTCTTCAATGCTTCCTTGGCTAGATGTGCCTCCGCAATGTCGCGTATAACGCTTTGTGGTAGGCTCTCAGCCTTCGCGCGATCTTGGAGGGTGGAAATATACTCGTCCGTCACCAAGTCGCCGTATTCGGCTTTCAGATCGTTTCGTAGTGAGGTGAAAGTGGAGGATAATTCTAACTCCCCTGCCTTCGCCTCTAGTTCCTTCAACCGATCCGTTAGCTTTTGATTCTCAGCCATGTAGTAATTGATGTACTTTGCGGATTCCGCGTCCTGCATGACTTCCTCAATCGGTAGCACACCTGAGTTATTCCAGTGCTCAATGGCTTGCTGGATTTGGTTAAACAGGTATGGATTTTGATTGATAAAGCCCATAAACTCCTGCGCGGGTTTCACCTGTTCCATCGTGGCTTCGAGTTCCTTGCGTTGTGTTGCCAGTTCTTGCGTTTTCTTCGTGTAGTCCGATTGGCGTAAATACCCCTGTTTGAGTTCGCTAAGCTTGACTGGCTGGCGCCCTTCGCCTAAATCAACCTCAGTTTCATCGTCAAAGTTCGGGGAATCTTCCGTTTCCTCGGCTTCTTCCTCCACTGTCTCGGTTTCATCCTGCTCGTCCACCGTTTCAGTGGTTTCTTCGTCCTCTAAGACTTCGGTATCCGGTTCCTCATCAGGTTGACCGTCATCTACCACGGCACCGCTCAGTGTTTCGTACCAATCACCGCTTTCTGTGCCTTCATCCACCTTATAGAACGGTTGTTTTACCTCAAACATTTCTATCACTCCAGTTCGCCGTAGCGATTATTGGAAATATAAAGGGCCGCGGAGTCTCACCAACGGCCCATTACTTATGCTGGCTGCTGTGCTAACAGTGCCATTAATTCTTCGTCACTCAATGCCTGTAACCGCGGATCTGCTTCGCGTAATTGGTCAAGCTGTGAAGCGAGGTCCGGTTGCTGCGGCTGTCCTTGTGCCTTCGCCTCGTTGTTCATTTG